CTACGCAGCCATTCAGGATGCAGTGATCGAAGCTAAGAAAATGTACGCTGTCGGTCAGGTCGATCGTGAATCCGTAAAGGCAGCTTCTACCAATGAAGGTGCTTTTATCGAGCTCACCAAGTTCTCGACTCAGAAAGCTGTTGAGAGCTGGATGCGCAACATGAGCCGTTCGCTGTTCAATGATGGATCTGGCAAGCTCGGCGTTTCTACTGCCGCTGCTGCTGGTGGAACAGCTGCTGCTCCTACGATCGTCATCTCTTCTGCGACATGGGTCGAAGCTAACTGGGAGGAGAAGGACTTTGTCATGATCGATTCGGCTACTAATGCCTATTCGACCAGCAATATGTGGGAAGTGAGCTCTGTTGATCCTGCTACCCGCACGATCACCCTTGCTCGTATCTCCGGATCGGTTGACTTGACTGCTGATACTGGCGCGAAGACGGTCTACATGCAGAATTCCAAGGACAATGACCCACAGGGTCTTAAAGGCGTCCTGGATGCTACTTCTGGATCGCTCTACAGCGTCACTGTTGGACGTCGCTGGCAGGCTGGATCTCAGATTGCTGCTGGTGGTGCAGGTATCACCCCAGACGTTTTGAATCAGGCTATGATGGAGATTCAGCGTAAGTCTGGTAAGGTGCCTAACCTCATCATCACCAGCTTCACGCAGTTCCGTAAGTTGCTGAACATCCTCGAAGACCAGAAGCAGTATCTTCTCGACCCACGCGCAAGCGATCTGGTTGGAAAGATCAGCTTTAAAGGGATAGAATTCATGAGTGCAGCTGGCGCAATTGGGGTCTTCCCCGAGCGTTTCTGTCCAGACGATCGAGTCTATCTCTTGAATGACAACTTTATTTCAATCTATCATCGTCCCGATTTTGGATCACATCGGAAGGTCCAACTCGCCGCGTAAGCGGGAGATATAAAACTGGAGTATATCGGTGAACCCTGAAATGGGAATACCGAGAGCCAGACTCAAGGATGAGTCGGTTTGTAACGCGTAGAGGCCAGGAATAAGATGCCTCCAAGAGTCTCCGGCAACCGAGAAGTAAACGGTTGAAAATGTACGCTGAACTCACTGGAAACAAACGGTGAGAACTATCGGATAAAAAGCCGGTAGGGTAACATCTAAGTAGTTGAAACTACTTATGTTTTCGATGATGACGGGACAGTATTTTTAAGAGATGCAGGGTCAGATAGCTATAGCTTCAGATATGGAGGCTATTGCCAAACCTATGTGGTCCCACCTTACCACGGTGTGATCTCTGGTCTCGCGACCTAATAAAACTTGAGGGGATGGGGTAACCTGTCCCCTCATTTCAATCCCACGGAGGATCTATGTTAAGAGAAATTAAAGCTACTCAACGTCTCCCACGTCAGCTTGCTTTCAAGGTAACTGGCACTGGCACTGCGGCGATCTCCATCGGTCAGTTTGATGGAACGCTTGCAGATAATGGCACTGGTGATTACACGATCACCTTTGCAAAGCCATTTGCTCGCGCACCTATTTGCGTCGCATCTTGCCAGACGGCAACTTGCTATGCTGAAATTGCAGCTGCTTCGTCTACTTCTGTTCAGGTTCTCACGAAATCAAATGCTAATGCGGCTACTGATGCCGTGTTTCACTTGATCGTGCAGGGCTACGACGCTGCTGACGAAACATAAATCGGGATCGCGCCGATACCTCAGTGGCAGAGGACTTCTGACCGAAGATCAGGCAGAAGAAGACGTGGGTTCGATTCCCTCTCGGCGCTCCCTTTAAGGAGACTTATGGCAAGCGTGAACAAGTTACTTTTATGGAGCGGAGCCATCAGCGGAGATACAGTCGGGACCTCTTACAGTCTCGGACTGCTCGATACTGATTTCTCTGGCTATCTGGACCTAACAGCTCTTAGCGCTACTAACGTCGTGGTAAAGATTCAGCGCTCACCAGATAACATCATCTGGTTTGACTGGATCACCTTTTCTACTGCGACTGGTACCGGCTCACAGCTTGTGGATGCGTCTACAAACGGGATGAGCTATGCTAGAGCCAACTTCGACTTCACTGGTGGAGCTGAAACTGCGACTGCAACAGTTAGTCTTCACTTCGATAAGAAGAGTAAGTAATGAGTAGGGTAGACTTATACCCGACTAAGAACTCGTCCCCTGCCGATGCTCAGATTCAGACCGGAACTGTGTCTGGAACAAAGGTAGGGGCCGATGTTCAAGTGCTCGGTGGAAGCATCATCACTGGCTCAGCAGCTATTCCAGTCAGCTACGATAACGGAACCCTGACGCTCCCAAGCGCTACACAGGAAGTATATAAGTATTACACGGGAGCTACTCTGGTCAGGACGATCACTATCAACTACACTGACTCGACTAAGGCTGTAATTAGCACCTGGACGATTACCTGATGGCACTGCAATTTAACCCTCTGACTGGCGAATTTGATCTAGTAGGTGGTGGCGGCGGAGGGGCTCCATCCGGTCCAGCTGGCGGAGATCTATCTGGGACATATCCAAACCCCACGATATCGACGACAAAGCAAAACTACCTACTCGACTACACCAACCACACCAATACTCCAGCATCGTCTACAGGAACATTCACGACTGGAATTAAAACGGCGGTTTTTGCCCTGACTGATGCAGCGACAATCACCACAACAAACGTGTCTAGCTACAACACATTCACTGTTACTTTGGGCGGAAATAGAACGCTTGGATCTTTCACTACTGCTACCGCTGGTCAAAAGATTGTGATTCAAGTGAGACAAGATGGCACGGGCAACAGAACATTATCGTTTGACTCGACATACTGGAATCAAGGAACGGACGCTGTGTGGCTCTCGATCTCACCAACAGCTAATTCCTATTCCTACATTGGTGCAATATACAATTCTGGCACAAGCAAATGGGACGTAGTTAGCATTGTGAGAGGTTATTGATGGCTGTTTTAGTATCGGTCGCGACGGGAAATCTCACGGCAGCAACTACTTGGCAGGTCGTTCAAGCTGGAACATTTCAGACCTTGAGAGCGAATCAAGAAACCGCAGCACAAAACCTAACGACGGGTTTTCAGGCTAGTCCGAATTTTACTGTCGCAGCAAATACTACTGTTGATGCTGTTTTAATAAAATTTGGAACAAAGACTTATAATTCTGCGGTTAAACTGTCGGTTGAAATTTACAATTCTACAACAGCAACAGTGCTTGCTACTGCGACAGTTGACGTTCCAAACGTAGGCAGTGCCACACCCAACTGGATTCAAGTAAAGTTCTCCTCGTCGGTAGTTGTGACTACTGGCAACAACTGGCAGATCCGACTGAAAAAAGATACAGGAGATGCTCTAAATATCTATAGAAAAAGTGCCACATTATCGGACTGGACTTTTGGGCTTCGCACGACAACAACTGCCGCTCCGGCAAATGGCGATATTCTTTTGATCGCGCCACAATATACAGCAACAACCTATACAACTTATACGGTAACGAACGATAACACCAATTCTGCATTACTTCTTGGAAACGGAACAGCAGGAACAACTGGTCTTGAGGTATCTTATGGCTGCACGCTTCAAAATGCAGTGAGCGCATCAACTAACTATTATCTCAGAGTTAACAATGACATTTATTTTAATGGGGGGTCTGTTTTTACTTGTGGGACGGTAGCCTCCCCGTTTCCGCAATCTAGCACAGCAACATTTGAAATTTATCAGCCCGCCGATGCTCGATTTTCTTGGACTTGTAGACAAGTTTCCTCAGCAACAAGCACCTTCACTTGCTACGAAAATCAAACAAATAAACGCTCTCAGCAAGCAGCACTTTCTGCTCAGGCAACTGCTGGTGCTACATCTTTCACTGTCACTGGTTCGCCAACAAATTGGAGAAGTGGTGATGAAATTGTCATCCCAACAACTGAGCGCGACCCAAACCAAGTTGAATATCGCACGATGAGCGCAAATGAATCTGGTGGGACGGTTCAAATCTCATCAGGACTGACATACGCGCACAGTCAATATCACGACCTGTGGAATATTAAACCTGCTCGTGTGGCGAACCTAACGAAGAACATTAAATTTAAAGGAACAAGCTCGACGCTAAAAGCATCAGGTATATTTTTGGGCAACTACAATGAAGTAACAATCTATGGGGTAGAGTTTCAGTACATCAACACGATTCGCTGGAACAATCTATTCGGAACTGATCCAGCTGGAAATGAAGTTTATTACTATGTCTCGCTTAATGACATCGTCATCAAAGAGTGCTCGGGCGGTTTGAGGCCGGATACTAACTACGGCACGATTACTGAATTGTATCGTGTTACTGGAGCAAAACCATTAGCAGCGGCAAACTTTACTTATACTATCCCAGCTTTTACGCAACCTTTTGCATATAATCAGATTAAAAATATCTGTGCGGATTTATTTTCTTATGGCGGCTCTGGATATCTTGGTGGCGGTTTTAACTGGTCCGCAGGATCAGCGAATGGAAATGATTTTTCTTTTGAACAAGGTACATCAACACTGGGCGGAAATGGAATTGGCATATACCTAAACGGAATAACTCACGGGAATGTCGGATCTGGAACTTGTGCCTTAAGAATATCCGGCGGAACAACTATTGATAGCATTGGAAAGTTTTTCCAATTTGACCTTGATGCTGTGGTGGTCGGCACAGGAGTTAACAACGGAACACACGCAGTATCCATCGAAGATTCAAACGCATATATTTGGAATTGGTATATCTACGCAATAAGGAATACCCAAAGTGGCATTCAGTTTGATGTTAGTGGGACGCCACTTAATCACGTTGCAGCTTGGGCGCAGGAAAATGCTATAAACAACATAACTTGGGCTTCCTCTGGAATGCGGTGGAAGTATGAACATACTGATGTTCGAGTTGCTGCAACCACTACACTTCCGACGACTAGAAATTTTAACTTATTAAGCGCAGTCAAAGCGAATGTGGTTCTATCTGACTGCATCGGCAATGGGATAGTTCCTACAGCCTCAAGTTTTATCGCTGTTGTTGCTGGAGCAAATAACAACTACAAAGCCGGTCCACTTAACATCAATGTTGATTGCAGTGCAGTCACAAGCATTCCTATTGTGTTCACCAAGGGTCAGCAATCCGGTCAAACCTCGGACCTATACTTAAACAACGAGGGAAGATTGTGGGTCAAAGGAACGGACAATAACTCTTGGACCTACATCGCTGGCGGAGTTTATTATCGCGACACGGTAAATTACTACCAAACCAGTCCATCCATGGCGATGGAACTAACTACCACGATGGGAACTGTTATTTCCCCTACAAAACAATTTATTATCCCAGCAGGTAAAACAGCAACGGTGAGCGTTTGGGTATATATGACTACTGTCGCTCAGTCGGCAACAGCCAAACTTCGGATCGAAAATACGGATTTCCCGATGGCGTATAGCTATAGTTGGTATGGTTCTACAACAACCTTAAACTCGTGGGTAAAATTGGAAGGACCATTATATGCTTCGCAAGATATTTTTCAAGCCGCAGCAATTTCGCTTGAGCCAACTATATATTCCGTTACCCTTCAGAACACTGGCGATACAATAACACTGAACAACCACGGTCTTCAAAACGGGGACACAGTCGTGTTTACTGCTGTTTCGATCGGATTCTCGGTCTATACTATATATTACGTTGTTTCCGCGACGACCAATACCTTTCAACTTTCTCTAACATCAGGAGGATCTGCAATTGCGTTTGGAGCAGATGGTACTGGAACCATCTATATACTCGGTGCAACGATTAAGATTAGCGACTGGAGGGTTGAGATCACATGAACTACAACCTCTTCGGAAACTATGCATCTCAAGAGGCTTTTAGAGGTCTTGGAAATTACCTACCAGTCACGACGCACAACCTCTTCGGAAACTACGCTTCACAGGAAGCGTTTTCGTTCATGTTTCCGGTAAACTCTGCTTCGGCTAACTTCATCATCATGTTCGAGTGAGGTGACAAATGAGGACTTGGCTACAGATCGACGACGAACTAGAGGCAACTGAATTAGAGATCAAAGCAATTGATGAAGAGTTTAAGCGCAGGTGTGCAAAAATAAAGTGCAAAGAGACAAAAGCATTTGCACTTGCTGCTAGGGCTGGTCAAATGGACCTAATTAAAAAGCGACATAAACTTCATGTTGAAAAACGAGAAGACTTCGCCAAGGTCCGTACCTGTGAGGAGTGCAAGGCAACTAAGCGTGGCGTCTTCATTGCACAGGTAGAAAAGAAGACCGTGACCATGTGTCGCGACTGCGGTCTTGGGCGTGGGAAAAATAAACTCGGAAAGATTAAGGTTAAACCGCCAAGACCGGTTCCTTCAGAAGAACAAGCATAGGATGGTTGACCGAATTAGTATGGATAGAATTAGACTTGAATAGTTTGAATTTGATGAAAATTTCCATGAGGATATAGAGCTATGCCATCTACAATTTTTTCAGGCAGCGACGTTAAAACGCTGAAAGATAACCTTAGCTTAAATGATAAAGCGAAAATACTTCCTAGTAATGGTAGCCCTGCCGCTGGCGCTGGTCTGGCTGCTCCTATCGGGTCTTTGGCTCTCGATTACACGAATGGAAAAACCTATAAGAAAATCGGCGCGCTAGCTACCGACTGGTCAGAGCTTGGCTCTGGTGTGGGTGGGATCAACTATATCACCAACACTGACGCAGAATCAGGTACCGCTGGCTGGTCAACCTATGCCGATGCAGCTGGAGCTCAGCCTGTAGATGGAACGGGTGGAACTCCTAATGTCACCTGGACGCGATCAACCACTACTCCACTGCGCGGTACTGCTGACTTTAACTTTGCTAAGGACGCCGCTAATCGCCAAGGTGAAGGCGTTTCTACTGACATGACGATTAACCTAGCTGATCAGGCCAAGGTGCTGACGGTTAGCTTTGACTATGAGGTCTTGAGCGGCACTTATGCTACCGGCGACCTGACGGTCTATCTCATTCAAGATCCTGCTGGAACGCCTGTAGTCATTCAGCCAGCTGGCTATCAGATTCTATCGGCTACCGCTGGCACCAAGATGAAGCAGATTGCCACATTCCAGACGGCTAGCTCTGGACAGACTTATCGTCTCTGCTTCCACGTCGCTTCTACCAGCGCATCAGCTTACACTCTTGCGATTGATAACGTCATTGTAGGTCCACAGGTGGTGCAGTACGGCGCTCCTGTGACAGATGCTACTTCTTTCACTTGTACTGGAAGCTGGACAAGCAACTCTACCTACACAGCCTTTCAGCGTCGCGTAGGAGATCGACTGATAGTTGAAGGAAAGATTGTTCTATCTGGTGCTCCTACATCCGCTGCTTTGACCATCAATCTTCCTGCTGGATTATCAATCGACACAGCAAAGATTGGAACAGAATCAGGAAATGGAACAGTAGGATCTTGGTCTGGAAATGATACCGGACTAATGACTTATTTGGGAGCCATTCGATACAACAACACGACATCAGTGCTTTGCATTACTGGTGAGGCTTCTAGCACATATTTAAGAACAGGAGCCGTAGATCAAGCCACCCCATTTACTTGGGGTAGTACTGATTATCTGAACTTTAAATATGATGTCCCCATCCTCGGCTGGTCTTCCACCGTCCAGATGTCTAATGACACGGATACTCGCGTAGTATCTTTTGTAGGATCAGTTGGTAGTGGACAGGTTCTTACTGGCGCGACAACAAATGTCTCAGTTACTTCTATTAAAGACTCTCACGGAGCGTGGAGCGGATCGGTTTATACGGTCCAAGTTCCTGGAGACTATGTTGTTAGTGGAGAGCTTTACACAAACGCCGCTGCTCAGACACCACAAGCATATAAAAATGGAGCTGCGGTTTCTTTTGGCACTTGGTCAACAGGTAGTTCAAGCGTAACAGGAGCGGGATCAATTCTAATCCCGAATTGTGTCGCTGGAGATACAATTTCTTTACGGTCAACACAAAATGGCACCGTGACCAGTGCGTATCTGTCAATTTATCGTCTCTCCGGACCCTCTGCCATCGCTTCTAGTGAGACGGTGGCTATGAGGGCCTTTAAAACGACTGGATCACATACGAACAATGGAGATTATCAAACAGTAGCATCGTGGAATGCCGCGCCTTTTGATACTCATGGAGCGTTTAATGTGACGACAGGAGAATATACGCTTCCAATTTCAGGAACCTTTGAAGTCTCTTGCAACATTGCGTTTGCTGCAAATGCAACCGGACTTCGTGGTCTTAGGATTCAACTCGATGGTTCGAGTGTTGCAGGTGGTAATATCACAGCTCCTGGTACAGCATCTTTTGAGCCTGGTCTTGTGACGTCTTCGCTTGTTCGAGGTACTGCTGGTCAAAAAATCACAGTCATTGCTTATCAAAGCTCTGGCGGAAACTTAGCTTACGCTTCTGCGACAAATTTCAACCAACTTTCTATTCATCGAGTAGGTAACTAAAATGAAACAGGTAAAGATAAGAAGTCTGATTTATCATGATCCGGCAATTAACTGGGACTTTGAATCAGAAAATCCAGACCAAAAAATCAGCGAGTTAATAGCTTCTGGTGTTCTTGGAAATGAGTCTGAATATACGATTGAGATAAAAGACATCTCACACGATCACGCTATGGCTGAGTGTCTAGCGGCAAGGAAAGCCGCTTATCCATCTCCTGAAGAGTTCTTAAATGCATTCTTTGACGGTGGTCAGGATGCTCTAAACGCTCTTCAACTTAAACGACTAGAAATCAAGGCGGCTCATCCGAAGCCGGTTAAGGAGTCATAATGCCATACACGACGCTTAATCTTGGTCTTCAGCTCACTATCCCTACATCAGGGACTAGAAATTGGGCGGCCACACTCTATTCCACCACATGGACTAAAATCAGTCAGCACAAGCATACCGGATCAGGAGATGGAGCTCAGCTGATCACTGCTTCTTATTCTGATCTATCTGTCACTACTGCAAAGCTAGCAGCTAATGCTGTCACCAGTGGAAAGCTGGCATTGAACATCGCGCTGGCTCAGGCAGCTACCTCTACTCCTACTGGCACAACACAGACAGTAGATTGGGACACTGGAAACACTCAGAAGGTCAATCTAGGATCTGCGTCTGGGAATGTTACTCTGACTCTTTCTAATCCTCAGACTGGCGGACTCTATCGTATATTTCTAATCCAGGGTGCTACGGCTCGAACGATCACTTGGCCGGCTACGGCTAAGTGGCCGCAGGGAGTAGCAGCTATTCTTTCTACTACTAACGGAGCAGTAGATATTGTTGATCTCTATTGGGATGGGTCGGCTTACTATGCCGATTGGAATGTGGGGTGGGCGTAATGGATCCTGTTTCAGTCAGCATTCTAGTTGGAACACAGCTTTTAGGTGGTCTTCTCGGTGCTAAGTCTCAGGCTGAGATGGCAAAGCGTCAGCAGGCTCAGCAAGCTCTGGCTACTCAGTTTGGATTAGAGCAGCAAGCCATGCAGCAAGGTCAACAGGCTCAGCAGGCAGGACTTTCAAACTTGGTCGAAGCGTATCGTTCTGCGCTTCTGGGTGGGTAATATGGACAAAAATGCTTTAGCGGCTATGGGAGTTCAGGAGCAGAAGGTACTAGAAACTCCAAAGGTGGACATGACTGGAGCTGGAGTGCAGGCTGCTGGAAATCTACTTGGTGGACTACTTGCTACTCAGGCAGCTCAGCAAGCTCAGATGAGGGGTCTTGAATCTGAAGCAGCAAAGATGGCTGTAGAAGAACAGGCTAAGGCTCGCATGGAAGCTCAAAAAAGCCAGCAAGATGCGCTTAGTCGTTTGATGGGATCGTTCAAATCAGCATTAACTTCTTGAGGAAAATATGGACAATAAAGACATGGAAATCAGTGCAAAGGATAAAGCTAAGGTCGCATCGGCTCATTCAGTGATCATGGATATCGCTGATAAGTACGAAATGAGCATGGAAGACGTTATCGAAAAGTGCTGCGGCGAAGAAGAAGAAGAAGGCATGGAAGAAGAGATGTCTGAAGAAAAGCCTTCTGTCGATAAAGCTAAAATTGCTCTTATCATTGGCAAGATGCGCGGCCATCGTGGTGGCGAAGAATGAGAAATATCGAGCAGCTAATTACAGCTAGCCGTAGGGCTACAAGTAATCTGGACTTTGGCGAGAATGCTGGTGTCCAGGATGAGGAGTTTCTTCAGGCGTTTAACGACGCTCAGGAAGAGATCCAGACGCTGCTCAACTCTCTATTTCCTACCATTCTTGTTCGTCAGAAAGTCTTTGCTGGATCTGCAAATGTAGACACTTATGACATTCCATCTGATTGCTTTATGGGCACTAGGATTGAGAACCTAGAATATAGCCCATCTGGAAACTCAGAGGATTTCTATGTCATTAAGAAAGGTGCTCCTAAAGAGCGTATCAATGGCGTCTCTGGAAATCCTTCTTTCTACATTCGTCAGGGCTCACAGCTTATTATTCAACCAGGCCCACAAAGTGGTGGGACGTTTCGGATTCTGTATCAGAGGATTATTCCGGTTCTCGACAAGCGACGCGCAACGGTTAGTTCGGTGGTTCTCAATACTACTAGCCGGACTATTACAAACCTATATCTTGATACGACTGTCGATCTTGATGATGCCGCACTAGTTGAACAGAACTATATCTCGATCGTAGACAAGAATGGCGTCGTAAAGATGCAGGGCATTCCTGTTGATTCTATTAACACTGGCACTGGTCAGGTTAACGTGTCTGCTGGGTTCGTCTATGAGGCGGGTGAGACGATTGCTTCAGGTGACTACGCTGTAAGAGGTAAGTACAGCTCAACTCATTCTCAGCTTCCTGATCTGTGTGAGAAGTATATGCTCGAATACTGCAATATGCGTATTTTCGTGCGTGATTCATCTACCGATCAGGCTGAAGTTGCTGCATTGATGTCAAAGATTGAAGAAACTCTTAAGAGTGCATTTGCACAGCCTGATAACGATCCAGATCGTATTGTGATTATTGATCCAAGCTACTTAGGTTACGAATTATAACGGGGGCTAGATGGCGACTAACTACCAGTTCGTCAAACGCTATGAGAACTTCCAGGGCGTTGACTACAAGTCTAGCGATCTCAAGTTCCCTGAGCTCAATGCTACAGAGCTCCAGAACGTAGACTTTACTCAGATAGGTAGCATCCAGAAGCGAAAAGGATTTCAGGCTATTGCTCCTAGTGTAGGTGGGTGCGGCATTTTCACCTATCGAGGCTACTCTTCGACTGGTGCTGAGGAAATTGAAGTTATCGAAGTAGATACTGGTTTATGGAGGATGGGAGAGAGCACTCTCACTGTCACTTATACTGGTGCTGCTACTAGCGCATCTATCTCGATTTTCTATGACGTAGCCACGTCTCAATACCGATGTCAGATGCAGGAGGGCACCACTCAGGTTTTAGACTATGCTCTTGGTGTCGGAGTAGATGAAGCATCTCCTGTGACTGTAGCAAACTTAATCACGCAGATTAACGCTGTCACTGGATTCACGGCATCAGCATCTGGAGCAACTACTTCTCCAGCGGCGTTTTTAGACATCGTTCCAAGCCATAACTTAATCACTTCAGCGATGACGTCTATCTCGCGTTACTGGACAGCGATTTACACTCCAATAACGCTTCTTCCTGGCAACTCTACTTACAAAAATGACGTCGAATTTGAGAACACATCAGGAGTTCAACTTCAAAACTGCATCTATCTAGCAAACGGATACGATGAAGTTATTAAATACGACGGCCACATGGCATACCGCGCAGGGATTCCAGAGCCGGTAGCCTTTACCTATTCTACTGCTAACTTTGCTGGTGGGATTAGGGGAAGCAACTACTCTTATAAAGTTCAATATATCCAGAAGGATCATCAGCGTAATGAATGCGCTGGAAACTATACCATGCCGACAAATTCTGTCGGTGGGAGTATATACTGGACCAACGCTACTGACCAGCAAGTGACTCTAGTTGTTCCACAAATTGGATCTACTACAGGATTCAACACAAACTGCGCCATCGTAAACGGAGCTCAGTCATTAGTTACTACCATTACAGTAGACACTAATGGAGCCCCAGGGACGCACACGCTTCAGGTAGGAGATACCGCCTATTTTTATGACAGCGTCAGCGCTGCTCATGTAGAGCGAGAAATTACAGCTAGAACCAACACTAACATTACTATCGCCGGAGCTGCTGTCACTGTTGCAGACAATGCAGTTATCTCGAATAATCTCAGAATCTTAATTTATCGTTCTAAAGATACTGGAAGCGCTACAGTGTTTCCTACTGTCTGGTATAAGGTAGACGAGATTCCCAACAATTCTTTTGTCAGCACTGCTAACTATCTCGATGCAAAGGCAGACACTAACCTCGGCGCTATTTTTCTTGAGCCTCTGACTGATAGGTCACCGCCTGTAAAGGGTCGATATGTTTCAGCTTTCCAGAATCTCATGGTCACATCTGGAAATTTATCTAACGTAAACGAGGTTAGCGTTTCTGACTCTGAGAATGCTGAATACTTCCCTGTCCCAGATAATCAGTTTCTGGTGAATGATATCTTTGGAGATAAGATCACTGGAATTAGCCCATCTAACGAGCTTTTCGTCGTCTTCCAGCGGCGTGGTATTCATGTGATCTCTGGAGAAATTGCTAACGGTCAGTTCCGAGTAGACCAGATTGCTAATGACGTAGGATGCGCATCTCATGCATCTATCCGAGATATTCGCGGATCTTTGTTTTTCATGAGCTTGTCTGGCCCTAGAGTGCTTCAAGGTGGTCAGATTCCACAGGGTCTCGGTCGATATGAGCAGAATCCATATATATCTCGTATTGATCCAGTGTTTGACCAAGCAGATGAAATTGATTCAACTAAGATTTATCAGCTGAAACGCGCTATAGGATTTCACGATCGTATCGGTCAGCGCTATGCCTGCTTTGTCCCATGCGAAACAGTCACGACTGGGCTGCGATATGCCAATAGTAACTCTAAGGTATTCGTATACGACTATCAACGAGATGCATGGCTAGAATGGACAAACATGAACATGAGCGGTGGAGTTGCCGCTCTGAACGATTATATCTACTTTGACGAGAGACGATTCTCTAGCGTCACAAGCACAGTCAGAACCTACACCTATAAGGTTCATAATACTGGCACTTACATGGACTATGCTGACAACACCGCAGCACTTGATGCATACTGGAAAAGCCCGTGGGACTTCATGGGTGAGGCAAGCATCCTAAAGAGCTTTTTAGCAATCAGAATCTTTTCGACTGAAGAAGTTGAGAATGAGTATACCATTACTCTTAAAACTGAACGCGATTGGATTAAGGATACCGAAACAGAAGTCACTGTAGATGTTGGTGCTGGCGGTTATGGTGTCGATCGTTGGGATCTTGACGCTTATGGATCTCCAGCTGATCCTACGACCACTAAAAAGCTTAATAATAATAGAATTAAAGCTCTGCGAGTCATCTTCCAAAACTCGGAGATGCAGAAGAACTTTCTGGTGAGTGGTTATGAGTTAGAGGTAGCCGCGCCGTATAAACCGAGGTTCGTACAGTGAAGTTTCTTAATTTTAAGCTCTTTCGATCTGGAAGCAGCCTAGAGGATGTTCTTCAGTACCTATCGCTGGACCTAGCAAGCGGTCTGAGAGATATTTATACAGGATTAACCAAGCTCAGTTTCGCTGATAACTTCCAGAGCTTTAGGGCAGATATTACCTTCACCGGAGCTCAGGAAGTAGCGATTCGACACAATCTGGGGGCAATCCCTAGCAGTCGGATCATAGTCAGGGCTACGGCATCTGACATAGTTGACGGTGATACTGCTTGGAACGAGAATAACGTCTATATGAAAAAGACTGGTGTGGGTGCAGCTACCGCGACAGTCATATTTTTGAGGTGAACTATGGGGCTTAGTGGACAAGAAAGCGGCTTTAGACAGCAAAGAAATCGAATTGCTAGAGAGCAAGCTCAACAGCAACAACAACAGACGCAAACGATTTCAGACCTTCAAAGCCAGGTCAGAGCTCTACAGACAGAAAGAGCTCCTCTTACTACCGAAGAACAGATCGCTTCTGAGCTTCCAAGAGTTACGACTGAGCGTCTAGGTGCTCCAGAAGAACAGGCTGCTAGGTCAATTTTGGCTCGTCAGCTGATGGAACAGCAGCAAGCCGCTCAGAGACAACTTGCATCCCAGCAGGCTCGGTCTGGAGTTAGGGGTGGTGCGGCAGCCGCTCAGCAGGCTAGACTGGCTCGTCAATTAGAAACAGAAAGAGCATCACAAGAGCAGGCAGCTTTCTTAGGTCAGAGACAATTTAACATTCAACAAGCTCAGCGTGAGCAGTTTGCTAATCTCGCCGCTGAACTTGCTCGCCGCCAGATCCAAGCTGGACTTCGTGGTCAAACACTCATGAGTCAGGCAGCTAAAGAATATGGGCAAGCTCAACTAGCAGCGTCTCAGCAGGGTGGAAAGGTTATCTGTGCTGAGCTTGGAAGACAGGGCTATCTCGACGCTAAAACACTGAAAGCAGATGCTGAGTTTGGTCGCATCATCTTCATGACTGAGCCTGAAGTAATGCATGGCTATTGGAAGCTAGCTATTCCAGTCGTCGGACTGATGAAGAAATCAAAGGCTTTCACTTGGGCTGTTAGCCTCATCGCTAAGCCTTGGGCTAGGTATATGGCCTATATGATGGGCGCATCAGAAAAAGGAAGTTTCTTTGGCATGGTAATCCATACTGTTGGAAAGCCTGTCTGCCGTGCATTTGGAAAGAAGGTTATCGTATATGGCTAATCCTACTTTAGCTGAGCTGCTTAACTTTCAAAAAGCAGTGGAAACGGCTTCTGCTCCAGAAGCAACTGCGGCGGCTAAACCTAGTCAGAATGAGATGATAGCTCAGGCTATCTTGGGTCTAGCTCCTATTCTGGCCGGTGCTGCTCTTGGTGGAGCTAGAGGTGGTGCTATCGGTGCTGAAGCTGGACTGACTGGCCTAAAGACTCTTGAAGCTCAGAAGGAAAGAAGCAAAGAAGCTGCAAAGAAAGAGAAGGAAGCTCAGGCGGCATCTATTAAGATGGCCATTGAGCTAGCTAAGGAACAGAGAGCAGAACAAGCTGCTCAACGTGCTGCTGGCAGAGAAGTCGAAAAACTCGGACTTGAGAAACAAAAATTAGAGATCGAACGCGGTAAAGCAGCTAAAGAAAAAGCTCCGGCTGCTGGACAGTTTCAAGCAGGATTATTTGCGCGTAGATTAGAACAAGCAGAAAGTGCTTTTGATAAGCTTGAAAAAGCTGGTTTTGATCGCTCTCAGATGGCTATTGGTTTTGAATCAAACTTACCACAAGCGCTAAAGAGTGCGCCGCTTCAGGCTCAAGAACAGGCTGAGAAGAACTTTGTTAATGCAATCCTTCGTAGAGAGTCTGGAGCAGCTATCGCATCTAGCGAGTTTGAGAATGCTCAAAAGCAGTATTTTCCAAGAGCTGGTGATTCTCCAGAAGTCATTGCTCAGAAAAAAGCGAACAGACTGCAAGCTATTGCTGGACTTAAAGCTGAAGCTGGTCCTGCACTTGAGCAGATTCCTCTTGTTAAGGTGAAAACTCCGGTAGTTAAGGCTCCAAAGTCATTTGGTGCTGGTGATGCGGTCGCAGCACCAGCCGGATTCTTTGGAAACTCCATTATGCAGAACGGCATAGAGTATAAATGGAATGAAGATCTTGGGAGATACGAGTAATGGCTAAGCCAGTCTTTGATCCATCAAAGCCGTTTGAGAGTGTAAAACCAGCATTTGATCCCTCCCAGCCATTTAAAGTGGTCGCGGAGCAGGGACCGTCTGAATTTGAGCAGATTGAGACAGCTGGACGATCGCTTCTTGAAGGTGTATCTGCCGGAGTTTCTGAGCCTATTGTATCTGGTGTAAATGCCGTATTAGGAAATTTAATTGATTCTGGATTTGATGCTGATTCGTTAAAGGACTTCTTTTCAAAATCTATTGATGCAACCCGTATTGAGAAAGAATTCCAGCGCGATGTTGAGCGCAGAAAGGGTTTAGAAACAGCTCTGCCAGGAACTGCTATTGCCGCAGAAGTAGCCGGTGCACTTAGTCCTGTCGGTCTTCCGGCTAAGATTGCCAAAGTAGCTGGCACGGCTCTTAAGGGGATTGAAAAGGCGCCTATTGTCGGAACGATTCTTAAAGGTGCAGCCGAAGCTGGTCTTGCCACTGGAGCCGCTGAACAAATTAAAGAGTTGGCACAAGAGCCCACTGGTTTCATTGCTGAAGGCGCTGCTCCGGCTCCTAGTGAATCTGCTAAAACGGCCGCCAAGATTGGTGCGGCCATTGGCACGCTTCCAGTGATTGGAAAAGCTGTTGGATATGCCGCGCCTCGGGTGCTTTCTGCTTTCGGTGGTGTGAGCCCAAAGATTATTCAAGACTATCTGAAGCGCGAGGCTCCGATCGCTCCTGTTAGCTCTGAGCGCTTAAAGGAAGCCGTGGAAATTGCAGCACAGAACGTGCAAGATGCACTGTCCACACAGAAAAGCGCTACCGCTGATGACTTGGTTACGGCGGTTCAAGCGCTTAAGCAGAAGGTGATTAACGGATCTGATGAAGCATTTCAGATACTTGAGCAGGCTTCTGCTGCCGGCCAAGATGTCGCTATTCCGCTGGCAACGATCGAAAATAACATTTCAAAATCACTTCAGGATCTTAGGGCTGGTGCCAAAGCTTTAACTCCTGTCCGCGAGGCGGCGGCCTCTTATCTTGATGACCTGCTGGCTAGATTTCAATCTAGGGCTGTAGATGGAAAGATTGACCTAGTAACTGCCAAGGAAATGATCCAAGCGATTGACGAGGTTAAGAACTACACGATCAGCGCTGGCGCCTTTAGCAGTAGCCTCGACCGTGCTCTTGGCTCACTTCGATCGGCCATTGATGAGCCTCTTAAGGCCATTAAGCCTTATGCAGAGAAGATGAAAGAGGTCTCTGATGCATCAAGGCTTCTAGGACAGGCTAATGACTATTTTGGTGAAGCTGGAAAAGCCTTTAAAAATGTCGATAGGCTTGTCATTGGAAAAGATCCTTATATCACCAATACAGCTAATCAACTTGAGCGCGCTACTGGTATTCAAATCAATAAAGGACTTGAATCTCTTAATGAGCTTCGTCCGGTGCAAAACATTCTTCCTGACACAGCGGAGACTTTTGTTAAGGAAGTTATAAAAGGAAAATCTGATATTGTTCAAAAGCGTCTCGGAATTCTTAGCAAGATGTCTGATGAGGATTTAGTAGAGCTTGGAAAAAAAGCTGAGCTTACTAAAGAATTTGAAAAGCTAGTCCAGAACGGATCTAGAGACGTTAATTTCTGGAAAGAGATATTTGGAGCATCAGGTGCTCTTGGAGCTTTAGGTGGTGGTGTTATTGGTGGTCCTGTTGGTGCCATGACTGGTGCTACTATCGGATACATGGTTAAGTCCTATGGAGCCCCAGCTACTAAGCTGATTTTGGATTCCATGATTAAGGTTCGTGGCTACCCGACTGTTCAGAAGCTAAATCAAGCGATGAGTGCTGTAAGTCCAGAGATTCGCACTCGCCTAATCCAAGGCTTTGTCTCTGCTACCGCTAGCAGGTTTGATGATCCTAATAATAAAGTGATAAATATCGAGCCTGAACAAGTTGGATCTATGTATCAAGAGGTAAAGACTAGCGATCTTGATGCGACAACTAAAGCTAAATCACTTGAGTCACTTAGTCGTTCTGGAAGCATGGACGCTCAGGCCCTTAAAAGAATGACTATTGGTGAGATGCCAAAACAAGGAGCAATCGTAACGCCAGTTTCAAAAGAGGCTTTAAAAGAAGATCGACCAAAGGCGCTGATTAAGCGATGAACATGAATCGAGTGTGGATCACTAGACTGCCCTTGGGAACTATTCGAGAGGTAGCCTCAGAGACTAACATTCCATGGAATTTGCTAGCTGCGATCGTTCAAACTGAAAGCGGTGGCAATCCATATGCAGCTAGGTTTGAGCCTGACTATAAGTATTATTTCAAAGTCAAAGAGTTCGCTAAGCAGAATCAAATTACTGACATCACCGAGACAGTGCTACAAAAAACATCCTGGGGACTTTGTCAGCTGATGGGTGGGCTATGCCGTGAGTTAGGTCATACAGGCTCATTACTTGAGGTACTAGATCAAGAATTGAATCTGAAACTCTGTGCAAAGCATCTAGTGAATTTGATTAAGAAACATCCTGAGCGTGATGCAATGCTAGCAGCCTATAATGCTGGCAGTCCGATTAAGGATCTCAAAACTGGCAAGTATAGAAATCAGGACTATGTTGATAAGGTGCTTGGATATTTTTCCGAGCTGAATGAAACTTTTGGGATTAAAATTTAACTGGGGGTAATTATGGGCGAAAAGATTGTGTTGATTCTGTCTGTGGCTCTTGGTGTGAGCGAAGCGCTTGCATTGATTCCAGTAGTGAAAGCTAACGGGATCATTGACGGCGTGATTAAGGTTCTCAAGGCACTTCTGTCTAAGAAGGATGTCTGAGATCCTAGCTTTTCTCCGAGTGCTTCCTGAGCTGATAAAGCTACTCATTGGCTTATCGAAGCTCATTAAAGAGCAATTCGGGGATAACCCTGAGAAGTTTATCTTAGATTGTCATGAAGCGTTTGGAGCGCTTAAAGCGGCTAAGACTAAAGAAGAGAAAAGAGATGCGGCTCGCTCTATTGCTGATCTTATCAAGCGCCTTTAATGGCTGTGCTAGTGGTCCTAAAGTCACTGTTTGCGTAGTGGACGCTAATGGTAATACTCTAGAGTGCTCAGCTCCAGATGGATCTCAATACTCAAAGCCAGTTAGTGAGTCTGATAACTACTTGTGTCTGTCGCCAGATGATGCTCAAACCTTATTCAACTACCTGAAGTCTAGGTGTAAACCATGAGCGTCCAGCAGCTAATTACCACCTTGACTGCTGTGATTATGGGCTCTGTCTCGGTGGTGGCTTGGGCTTATGATCGCTTTGAAACGAAAGAGACGAGTCGGGAACGTATCGAGAGAATTGAAATCCGCCTCGACCGTATCGAAAATAAGATCGACAGAATCCTTGAGCGAAAAGCAGATCGAAACTGAGATCCTCTTTCGCTTAAATCAAATCAAAGACTGTTACGCTTGGAAAAATCACACAACAGGCATCTTCGATCCTAGGCGCGGAGTGTTCCGCAAGCTAGGAGGTTATGCCATTAAAGGTGTAAGTGACATTATCGGGATCTATAAAGGCAAGATGCTTTGTCTTGAGGTTAAATCAGCGACAGGGAAGCTACGTCCTGAGCAGCAAAAGTTCTTAGAAAGAATGAAGGAGCTTGGAGCTGTTACTGGCGTTGTAAGATCTTGGCCCGAAGCGCAGCGCGTTTTGGATGAGATAACTGGCGACACTCAGCGCACTCAGGCTGAAACTTACTAGATAAGGTCTTCTCGCCACACCAGTGACAAGAGACCATTCTGCAACTCTTGCAGCATCCACTCAGATGAAGAGTGCATACGATGCCGCAAGAGTCACAAATCATTTGAGTGCTACTTAGTCTTTTTCTTGGAGACAACTTTGCGTGCCTTTTTAGCGGTTTTCTTTGCTTTCATTTTCTTACTCTTTCCTGCCTTGGATAAGGCAATAGCAATCGCCTGAGGCTGAGCATAACCCTCACCCATAAGCGTGCTGATGTTTTTACTAACTACTTTCTGTGACTTCCCTTTTTTCAGAGGCATAATTTCAGAAAGCATAAGTCTGACAGAATTGCTACAGTTTTTAGCAGTAGGGAATAAACCGAGGACCCCATTTGTCGATCCATGCCCATCCTAGTGTCCAGCCAGTCGTTCGAGTAGCTGTGTAGGTAAGCCCTGGAGCTTCCACATCGCCAGCAAGACCGGCGTTAAGCTCGAAGAAAGTTCTACCGCGAAAAGAGCGAAAAGAAGCGCCGCCGGTATGAGTGTGGCCGCATACTACATTCGTTAGAATATGATCTCGGTGAGCTCCTAATCCTAAGCGATAGCCGTGAATGAAAGTGATATCTGCGATCATATACTCTTCACGAGTGTCCATGACAGTATGGACATCCTTAAAGCTCAGATACTCTGTTAGATATTTCTCAGCCCAATGCTCGATTGTAGGCACTGATTCAAGTACGCGCTTAATTGGACGGATTCCGTGATTTCCAATCAGCATGACTCGTTTAGCGCCTGGTGCTGCTAAAGCTAGCTCTGACCAGAACTTCTCTAGGTTCTCTCTAGCTAGCTGCTCTTCCTGCTTTGGAGTGAAGATATTGTGTGAGCGCGGAAACTTAGAATGACTGTAGAAATCAACAGCATCACCGACCTGTACGATCCATTCAGGCTGATGCTCTCGACAAAAATCAATGAAAGAGCTTTTTAGTTTAGCGTGGCTAAAGGGCTCATGCATATCTCCGAGGATTGCAATCTTTGGCCATACTGATTTCTCAATCTGTTCTCTAGGCTTATAGTCAGCTAGGTGCGAGACGATATCCTTCTCGAATATCTGATTAGTGATCTTAGGAAGCCTACGAGTCACATAGGTGTTCAGTCCAGCAGCTTGCTGTACGATTGCGAAGCCTCCGACAGTCGCAAGTTTCCTATGCGCTCCATGTACTTTTGCTTCAAATTCAGCTCTGGTCGGACATCTTCCAAATTCAGTAGCGATGCTCTTAAGAGCAGCCACGAGCTCATGAAGCACAGTATTGTCCATGCTTCGATGCTAAAGCTTTTCGGCTAGACGTCAACCTCTAGTCTATGTCGTGGTGCGGTACAGACCTTGGGACTGTATCTAGCCTCAAAATCAAAGCTCCTGCGATTAGTGAGAAGCTGAGAATAATTTTCTACTAACTTTTCAATACGCTTCAGATCATCGCAGAAGAAATGAGACTGCATCGAAGCTACTAGCTCTTTGTGGTGAGCCTGAGCAATGATTCCAATGAAGCGCTTAGCCCACTGCCGTTCAGTAAGTCTGACGCCGTTTTTAGAGGTAATGTAGTTATATTGATTTGGTTTTTGATCTGAGTTTTTCATTCGTTTGATTGATAGATATCGTAACGACTCCATCCAGTGCAGCAAGTAGGACAGGTCTCTCGAATTAGTGGATCAGTTTTAACTGTGACAAAGCCCTTCCCTAGGCAAGTCAGACAGTCTGGAGCCCCAGCTGGTTCAAAATCAAGGTACATCGGAATCCTTATCGAAGCTGAAGACTTCTTCGTATGTTTTTGAGGTGACGGTGTTGGTGAAGTTCATGAGTTCTGGAAGCGTCAATGCATTGGCATCAGCTTTACCGAAATACATTTTGGCATAGGTAGAGAGCTGGTCTCTAGTCCATGCTGTCGCTTTGATCTTATCGAAATAAGGCTTCTTAGCCGCTGTAGGCGTTTTTCCATCATCAGCAGGCTTAGGCTCTGTTTTGATCGTAGGAGTTGGCTGTGAGGCAGTTACAGGGGCTGTAACAGGCTTTGCGTTAGGCGCTCTAGCCTGAGCTGCTTCCGCATCGTCATCGGTCTGATAAACGCCTACGATGGCAGCGAGGGAGTAGCGCCTTGCGTATGATGTCGCTGAGCCTATTGCCTGGGGATCTCGCTTTAATGCGATAATAGGAAATCGACCTTCAATCCATTGACCGGATGAGTGGGCAAGAGTGGTCACTAGTTCAAGATGTTCTGGAGTAGCCGCCTCAGTCGTCTGAATGACTGCTAGGCCGTTCTTCGATAATGGCTCGCGGATCGCATCCCAGACGCTCTGGAGATCGGCGTAATTGCTTTTAAAGAATGGATTAGCGCTATCTTTGACAGCGCCTTTAATTTCGGCCTGAGCTTTGGCTAAGGCTGTAGCTAATTTGTCGATTTGTTCTGATTTCATGGTTTCTCCTTTGGGTGAGGAGTTGGCTATAAGAGAGCCTTAAAAAAGTAAAGGGACAAGTTGCCCTGTCCCTCTACACCCAATGTGAAACCAGAAATGACTAGAAAGGAATAGCACTAGAGCTTATTCAGCGCCAGCCTGTTTCTTCTGATTTTCAATACCAGCCTTGGAGTAAGAAGCAAGGTCTTTGCCCTTTACATCGCCCATGGCGTCGATCTTAGACGACTTAACGCCCATTTTTGATTTATCAGACGACTTAGCCTCAGCTTTGCCGCCGTAGTTTTGTTCTTTCATGTTGGAGCCTCCAAACAAACAATAACACAGCTAAAAGCCTTTAAGGTCAATGCTAGGATAAAATCGGGAGCAGGGCGCGAACTAACCGTTACCGTCACCGGAACCGGAACCGTTACCGTAGCCGTAACCGTCACCGGAACCGTCACCGTTACCGTAACCGTTACCGTAACCGTTACCGTTACCGTAACCGTAACCGTCACTGACACCGGAACCGGAACCGGAACCGTCACCGAAACCGTAACCGTAATCGAAACCGGAACCGGAACCGGAACCGGAACCGTCGTGCGCTACACTTTCCACGATGGAACTCCTTGAATTGCTTTCATTGCTTCATTTGTACACTCCGCAATTTCAAACCCTTGTGGGCTGATGATCGTTGTTCTAGGGACTGGCATTCCAAACCGATTATCACCTTGCGTTGGGCCTGTAACTGCAACTTGCGAAAGGCTCGCTCCGTACCAACGCCACAGACGTATTGATTGAGTCAAAACGACTTGATCTTTTTTGATGGACTCCAAGTAACCGGCGTGAACTCCGGCAGTATGGGACCTAACAATAACATACTTCTTTTTTGTTTTTTTCTTCATAGTTTTTCTCTGATCAGAAAGGCACGTCTTCATCTGTGATGTTCGACTGAGGCAGATCCTGCTCTGGTCGCCACGGCAACCGATCGCTCTGTGGATGCTCTACGATGGGCTGAGCTGGCGCTGAGATGATGCTGATCTTTCTAGCGATGCACTGAAGCGTGCCAGTCGGTTTACCCATCTTATTCGTATAAGCACTAGCCTCTGGGGTGCCTTGTACTTCGATCACCATTCCGGTGAATAGTTTATGCTCGAACTCATTGGCGAGCTCATTGAAAGCTGTGCAATAGACCTTGCTCGGCCATCGTCCCTGTGGAGCTGGGATCTCGATCTGGAACTTGAGGTAGGGAGTACCCTTAATCGAAATCTTCTTCTCGGGATACTTATTGAGAGTTCCTTTTGCGGTCATGTATAGCATGGCGTTTTGCCTCCAGTTTCATTTGGTGTTCAGCCAGTGTTTTTAGCACTGCTTCGATTGGGTTTAGACCTTGATGGGGTGTCGAATAGTTAGACACTCGCTCGACTCCATTCCAGTGACAGGACGTACAAGTCTCAGAGGTCTCTATTCCTGAGGTGTGGTCAAAGTATAGAAGCTCACCAGTACCACCACATTTTCGACAGATCATTTCGGTCCTAACATATTGAAATCATTAGACTTCGGTTATCGGGTTAGGAACTAGATATACAACTAGGGACGATCTGTCTACAGCTTTTGCAGTACCTTGAGTCTAGCTTGGCGCTCAGCTGCGGTGAGGTCAGTGCAAGCGCTGCATATTGCTGGGTTTTTCTTACTGGTAGTGAGCTCCTGACAGTAATGGCACTTAACGGAGCGGCATTCCTGACAAAGGCCGGTGGAGTTGCTATTGCACTCTTTCTCGCACTTAATGCATAGATCGCGCAGGTAATTCTTTCTAACTCTCTTCGTCGTCATAACCAGCCTCAATTATCAGATAATAGCAAAGCGCGCCTGTTACAAACCCTAAAAACCAGCAGATCAACTTCTCCGCAATGGGGTCGGTTACTTGCATCGCCAGCGTTTTTTAGAATTATCGGAAGCTGTCAACCATTGGCAATTTTCTGGACAATAATTTCCATCATTATCAATTCTGTCGATTGTGGCTTTTGGAAACCAATCTAAAAGAGCCCATTTTTTAAACACTGCAAAACTATGCCATTCCTTACAAACAGAAATGCCTCTACCTCCATAGCGGTGAAATTTCTTATTTGATGGGCAATAACAACGATTCATCATTTGTTCCCAAGTGTTTTTTATTGGAGTTCCACGCTCTTTTTCATGTCCAGACCATCGATTAAGTTGATTTTTTTTTGCAGTACATAGCTTACATCTAAACTCTGGAACTCTTTTAACTCTATACCGATCTCTGGTTACAAGAATTCCACAACCAATGCAGTTGTCTTGCAAAAAAAGTCGTTTTCTATTTCCAATAAAAACTTCTACTACTTGCATCGCCATCTTTGTAAACTTGCTCCTTTAGGAGTCATCTTCCCGCCCTTAGAGGTAGGGCCTGGCACCCCTGCCATACGAGCACAAAAGGATCTACGTCTAGCTGCTCGAGCCTCGCTTGGATTCTTCTCTGTTACAGGCGCTTGGAGGTTAGAGCCATGTTCGCGGTTATACCGTTTCCTAGCTTTCTCGTTTAGTCCGCCAGTTCTAGCGTGTTTCTTCTTGTTATAGCCTAGGAATGGTTTCTTAGATGCCATGCGCTTAGCATGAATGAGCTTTCATA